TCATTATATCTTTGTATTCTGGCAATACAGCTCTTATATATAAATCATAAATTGATAATTGATAGTTAGAATACTTTTGAGCCTCTTCACTCCATAATGGGCCAGGTATTTGAAAACGACCGTAAATAACTTTTCTTACTGTTGATAATGTTTTTTCATATTCCATATCTTTGTTAGTCATTTGTATAGGTCTGAACTCAATGGTTTTGCCCTGACTAACAAGATATTTACCAGCATTACTACTACCTGTAAAATATGTTCTTATGTCTTGTTTAAACTGGTCAATTGATTCAACTGATGAGTCAACATTAAATACACCATTTAAATTAACTCCATTCATTAACAATGACATGTTGTGATTGTTGCCTTGATTCATTATCTCTAATTCATAAAAAATACTGCTTAATTTACTTCCTGCCATGTAGCCGTCTGTTGTAGAGTAGTTTACAAAATCTCTTACATGTAATAATTCAGTAAAATTATCTGCTGTGTATCTACCCGTTTTTTTATCATAAACATAATTATTATTTAAAAATAGTAATGCATTTGGATTGCTTGCGTTTATATGTATACTCTCGCTTGATCCTGTCATGTTTATTGCTGTAGATGGTTGTAAATATAATTCTGATGGTATAAATTTACTATTCCCTAAAGCAACAATAAAAGCATTTGCAGTTAATAACTTGTATTTAGTTATTGAATCAATAAAGTCACCATAGTCATTCATTGGATTAGGTTTGTGTAATAGTTTTAGTACTTCGTGTTTATAAGAGTATTCTTTACCATCAAATACAACAGGAATTATGTTTTTAACTTCTTTAACAATTGTGTCAACAGCATCTGCTACAGCTGAATTTTTATCATATAACTGCATCGCAAGACTTGATGTTACAAAATGATATCCCTTTCCTTGCATATATTCAACAAATTCTGACATGCTAAATTCTGTTCTATTTTGTGCCGAATCGACATTAGATAACGTTTTTGTATTTATCAAGCTAGTATAACTCAATGATAAGCTCCTAGTGTGTTTTTTTAAATATTATATCATAGTTGAATTTATACAAATGAATAATAATTTTGCTGTTTTGGTTTGTAATAACAAAGCAACATAGAATCCGCATAGTCACAAGAATGACCTTCACGTTTTTTATAATCATCTTTTGATTCTATTGCTAATCGTCCTTTTTTATCTATTTTATACTTTCTTCTAGTCGTTTCTCTTTTTAATCTATCAATATTTATTAATGAAATTGTTTTTATCATGTCATTAAATTCATGCCACATTTCACTTATTAAATTACTATATCTATCTTTATCTTTTGCTAACTCTCCAAAATTTAATCCTATTGCATTATAACCATCAGCTTTTAGTTGATCGTAAACTCCGGGCATATATCCAAGATCAACTTTTATAACATCAGTTTTATTTCCTACTTGATGTTTTACCCAAGCAACAATTTGAGGACCATTTAATTTATTTTTTTCTTTTTGATATTTCATTACAAGACCTTTTCTTTTTGTTAATACTGTTTGATCGTCTCCATAGCGTGCTAAATCAAGTCCGTATTCTGTTGCGCCATCATCAGGTACAAGCCTTTCTGTTGCTGCGTAAAAATCTTCTAATGAAATTAAAGTATCATCGCCCTCTTGTCTTAGTTCTCCTTCGTATATATTGAGATACTTTTTATAATTAGTTTCTTTCATTCTTAACGCTTGATCTATTAACTTTTGACTTACATATGGATTTTGCCATAGAGTTGTATGTAAATAAAATGTATCTGTTCTACGTTTAATCATAAACTCTTGCCAGATGGGGTCAGTTTCAAACATTGGATTAAATGTAAATAAAGCTCGTGAGCCTTTTTCTCTTATTGTTGGTAATAATAAATCTAAACTGTCTTGACTTATTTTATCGGCTTCTTCAAACCAGACTTTCGTAATTCCTGGAATTGATTTTATCTTGGCTATATTTCTATACATACCTGCAAAGATAAAAACTGAGCCCGTTTTTGTATTAAAAATACGGTCCTTTTGAACTATGTAATTAGGTATCTTGTAACTCTCAATACAATCTTTTAATAAAGCATATACAGAATCATCTATTGAATTTTGAATTTCTCTTAAACAAAGTACCTTTTCTTTTTTCAATGAAGCTTCTATCAAACAACTCAAAGCGCCTGCAGACATAGACTTACCACTTCCACGACCACCAGTTATCATGTAGTAATAGTAATCATTAAGCTTTGTATAATAGTCTTTATACGCATCAGGAAGTTTAATGTTTAATTCAGACATAAACTATACACGGTTTATAGTCATGTTTTTTACCAGTGTTCTGCTCCCGTAGAAAGTTAACAAAATAAGTTGCTGTAAATTTTTTATATTATTCTTGTTTATTTTCATCTTTTACCTCAACTTTTTCGTCAACTTTTTCCACTTTATCAACAAATTCAAGCGTAATCTTATTAATATCCTTATCACCTGATTCAAAATTCATATTGTCGGTCTTTGGCGTCATGTCCATAAGCTTCATTAATAATTTCATCTTACTTTCGCTATTTAGCTTTGATTTGTCTGATATTAATTGTTGATGTATTATCTTTGATGCTTGTTCCCAGAAATTAACAGTACGACCATCTGGCAATTTAACATCCATTATTTCTTCAAATATGCTTTGTCTTAATCGCTTCCATTCCCAAGACTTCTTTTGTCCTTTACTCTTAGCTTCAGGACTAGGTTGATTCTCACTTGTGAAACGATTTGGCTTTCCAATTTCTTCAAAGTTTTTGTCTCTTTCTTCTAAAGTCATTTTACTCATAATAAATCCCGATAGTTTCCCGTTCTTTTACTTGATTTATATTTACATTATACCATACTTTAATATATTAGTTACTTCCAAAGTAAGTATTAACATTTTCACCATAAATAACTCTTTTTACTGTATTTATACCAGCTAAATAGTTCTGTCCTAACTCAAACATCTTTTTCTTGTTTTTATTTACACATAATTGTAGTTGTTCTTCTGTGTCTTTTTCAAGTTTTTCTACTTTTTTCATAAGTTTTCTTTTATACAAACTTACTGTTATTAAGTTAGATACAAGTAAAGCTAAAATTAAAATTGGTAATAACATAATCATTCTCCTTTTTCATATTCATTTGTTATATCTTCACTATTTCTTTTTACGTTCCATTCTATTTTATTGGCTTTACAATAATCAACATACCTTTGTACTATCACATCACAGTAATGTTCATCTAGTTCCATTCCATAGCATTTTCTGTCTGTTTTTTCGCAAGCGATTAGTGTTGATCCTGATCCAAGAAACAAATCTAATACACTCTTAAACTCTGCTTTATAATAGTCAAAGCACCATTCTGCTAGTGCTACTGGTTTTTGTGTTGGGTGAACTCTCTTTTGGTTTCTTTCACTATCTTTATTAAATCCTTTCCATAGGTGTCTAAATATTCTAATAGAACTCCACTGAGATTTAACCCATGCCATTTCACAATCTGATTGAGTATCTTTCATTTTGTCTTCAACTCTTTTGTCCCAAACCATCCAATTATTACTTTGTGGCAAACTATGGCAATAATAATTAGCACCCCACCAAATTTGTCTGGGAATTTTCAAGGCTTCGCATAAGTTATAAGCATCAACAGCATACTGAACTGTATCATCTTTAAAATCTTTTAAATTGTGGTTTCTTGCTAAACCCGTTTTTCTTGCAGTTCTATCACCCTTTTCATTTATGCCATAAGGAGGATCAGTATAAACTAACTCTATACTTTGACCATCTATAAGCTTTTCAACATCATCAATCATAGTAGAATCACCACACATCAACCTATGTTGTCCAAGCTCGTATATATCACCTTTAACTGTTTTAGGTATTACTTTTTCAGGTACTTCATCGTCGTTAACTGTTTCAAGTTGTTCTGGTTCAATATTTAATTCTTCTAAAGCCATTAATTCTAAATCCATATCAGGCAATTCAATCAAAGTTTCTTTTATTAATTCAATATCTAATACAGAATAGTTTTGAATACTGTTATCTGCTACCATGTCAAGATACTCTTGTTCTTCATTTTCATAATCTTGATAAATAACTGGTACTTTTTCATAATTTAATATTTTTGCAACTTGTAATCTTGCATGACCTACTATTAGTTTATTACTTCTTTTTGATATTGTTAAAGGTCTCCTAAACCCTTGATGTTTTATTATTTTAGTTAATATTTCAATTTGTTTATCTGAATGAATATTAGGATTTTTTTCATTAATTTTAATATCTTCTATATTTACTAAATCAATTTTTTCACATTTATTATTCATCTTTTTTTTCCTTTGGTTTTTCTTCTAAGTAAATTAAAATATCTTTTACTTTATGATTTAAGTTAAAATTCTTTTTAACCTTTTTTACATCATATTGAACAAGCTCTTTAATTTCTGTTTCTTTGGTTTCATCAATTATTAATCCTGAATTTTGAGTAACGAAAATCAATTTATACATTATTTATCCTTTTTAAATACTGAATTTTATTATTAATAACACTATTGAACTTTTTAAAAACACATCAATAAGAGAAACTATCTTTACTAATTTTATATTTTTTACATCAGAAAGTGCCAACTCTATGTCTACAAGTTTAAATACAATAAATGATGTTGTGATTACTTTTGTATATACATCTATTTCTAAAAAATAGAATACTATTGCAAATAGTGTAATTAATATTTCCTGAAATAACTTTAACTTTAATTTTAAATTATCCATCAATAAAACTCCTAAAAAATTCTAGTCTTTGCTTGTTTAAATTTGATAATAAATAGTTGTCTTTTAAGTACTGGTAATTATTATCATATTCCTCTTTTATTCTCTCGTCTTTATTTCTAATCATATCCATTACAATATTAGTTTTATTTAAAAATGTTTTTTTATTAATAAAGAATTCCTCTTTGCTATTCCATTTCCATTCTTCACCCTGTGGATTCATAACAACAGCACCAGCATAGGTCATTTCTATTTTATAGATATTAGACTTAGCATGATTGAAAGGTATATCTAGTAAAGGGTAAAAGCCTAAACTCGGTTCAAGATCTCTTATGGCTTTCATGTAATAAATAGGGTCCATCGTTTCTTTGTAGATTACGTTTTGCATTTTTGACATTTCTTTAAATGGTATAAATCCAATAAATATGAAAGTGAAATCTTGATTGTCTTTTATTAATTTAAGAAGATCATTTTTGTAAGGTTCAAAATCTACGTTATGAGTATTAGAACCACGCCAGAGAATACTTTTATTATAATTACTAAATTTGTTTTCTAGTTTAAACAAATAGTCATTAAATCCATTGTTTACAACACAAGTTTTAGTCTCTGGCTTTATGTATCTAAATTCATTTAATGAATTTAACATATAATCAGTGGATAATATAAAACCGTCTACACTTTGAATTATATCTTTATACATTTTTTTATAATCAACATCTTTGTTTGCTAAGTGAAAAGGATTTGCTTTAGGTACTGATGAAAGTAAATCATCATGATCTATAACAACTTTTTTATTATTGTTTTTGCAAATCTCAATTACTTGTTGTGCGTTTTCTGTATGAGGTCTTTGATAAAAGACTAAATCTATGTTTGCCAAATCAGCCCAACTTAATTTTTCTCTTTCCACTATCTCAATGCTTCTATCTAATTTACAAAGTTCGTTAATAGGTAAAACTCCACGGTAAAAACTAGTTGAATCTCCACGCCTTGAATATAGGCTTAATATCCTCATTTTAAATACACCTTTCTATTGTTTTAAATAAGAAATTAGTTTCTTTTGTTTCTTCTGTTATTTCATTAACTATTGTTAAAGATAAATTATTGTTGATAACATAACAAACATACCCAATTTCTTTTAACTTGCTTAGAACTTCGTTTGGATTGTAATCAAATTTTCGTGACCACTTTCTTAGTAATTCAATATACAAAACAGGTTTAAATTTCTTTATTGTTTCTATTCCGCCATTAACAACAAGCTTTTCAGCACCTTCTACATCTATCTTTATAAAATCTAATCTTTGTAATTTATTCATACTAACTATATTATCTATTGTATTAAATTCAGTACTTACTTCTTTGTAAAAATCATGATCTTGTATTTTTTTCAATGAAGATGCTCCGAATCTTTGAGTATCAACATAAAAGTTTTCTTTTGATTCTTTATCAGATAAGCCTATATTAAATATTTTAGATCTATTTAATATTCTGTTTGTTTTCTCATTGTTTAATCTTATGTTTCTATAAAGCTTTTTATAAGTCTCTCGAAATGGTTCAAATGAGTATACAATTGTATTTTTAAACTTTTTAAGCCAATGTATTGAGTACCACCCAGAATTTGCACCTACATCAAATATGACATCATCTTCTTTAATGATTTTTAATAAATATTTAGTTTCTTTTAAATCATAAAAACCAAATGACAAATGAGTAAATGGTACTGATGAAATATCATGTTTTGAACATGTCATTTTTATGTCTATACCATTACTAACAAAGGTAAATATTACATCGTCTTCTGTAATTATTATATTCTTACAATTGGTATTTTTTATATAGTCTCTGTAATCATATAAAACTCTATGTGTTTTATTCATTTCAGTAAACATTTCAATTTTATTAATTTTACCGCTAATAAAATCTTTTTTAACCTGTGTAAACATAGTTTTTTACTCCTCTTGTTTAAAGCTTTTAATTGTTCTATGAAACGCCTCGAGTGTTCCTATCGCTGGATCAAAACCTAGTTGTCTTAATGGTTCAATATCTAAACTTTCTTTTATTGTAGCTTTTTCATCAAATCCTTCTACAAACTCAATATCGCAATATATTAAACTAAGTTCTAAAGCTAAGCCGTGCAGTGTAGTTTTGTTTTTTGGATTACCTATATTATAAACTTCTCCAGATGTTCCTTTTAATAAAGTTCTAAAAATTCCATCTAATGCATCAGTTATATAAGTAAAGGTTCTTACTGAGCTTGGGTTTTCAATATTAATTTGTTCATTGTTCAAAATTTGTTTAACTATATAAGCAAATATTCTTTTATCTTTTTCAAGTCTCATTGTTGGTCCAAATGTATGATCTAATCTAACTGAATAAGTAGGTATATTATATTGATCTGAATAATACCTTAAAAGCCTTTCTGTTGATCTTTTTGCTTCACCATAACAATTAACTGGATTTAAAGCTTCTCCTGAACTTAAAAACATAAATCCTTTTAAATCGTTATTACCTTTTATTTTTTCAATTAATCTGTTTGTTTCAATTACATTACACTTAAAAACATCTACAGGATTAACAAATAACTCACTACTAGCAGGGCTTGCAGCATGTATAATATAATCTATGTCTTGATATATTAATTCTGATTCTTTTGTTATTACTATTGCATTTATATATTCAAGAAATAACTTAATAAATCGCCCTATCATTCCAGTTGAACCAGTTAAATAAAATATTTTACCCTTAAATTGGCTATAATCTAAATCAGAATCTAATATATTATGTATATCTTCTTGTATTATTTTATTCATATTAATCTCTCCTTGGTGGTCTTGGTCTAGGTGATGAAATTGGTTTTGGTGGTCTTTTGTGTTCAACTCTTAATTCACAAGGTGTATAACCAGAAAAAGGATCATTACAAAAATTCTTTAAATCTATTAATTTAAAAAACCAATTTCTTTTTAATAATTCTTGTGGATGATTACAAAATTCATTTTTAAAATAAATACAATTAACTTTAACTTTCATAAATTTTTATAACCTTGTTATATAATCCAATATGATTAATATAATCCTCTATTTCTTTTTGATATGAGTAACTAGAAATTAGAATTGGTATAAATGGATATTTTCTTAATAAACTTATTTCTAGTATCGCTTTATCGTTAAATTGCTTATTTACATAATTTTTGTTTGAATCTACATAACACCATATTTTTGAATTATCATAATATTTACTTAACATTTGCGTATGAGTTCCCACACCCCATACAATTAATTTATCGTTTTCTTTAAATATCTTTTCTATATTCTTTATTAATTTTTTTTCTTTTGTCTTACTTTTGTTTATATAAGTTTTTAATGTTGTTTCTGTAGCTGTATCTCTTAAACACATAAACTCATTATTTACAGAAAGTGAAAACAAACAAGGATCTACTGATTGATTAACTGTATTTAACTCATTTGATTGACATAGCTTTTCTAGTTTATGCTTTTTAATTAAATTATTTAGTGACCAGTGACTAAAATAATTTATGTGTTCAATACTAAATTGTTGAAAAGGTGTAAATAGGTTGTCTTTAAATCTTGTACATAAAGGAACTTCAATAAATAATAAACCTCTTGGATTTAAATAACTTACTATTTTTTCCATAGATTTATCCAGATCAACTAAGTGTTCTAAAACAGATGAAAGTATTATTAAATCAAACTTAGTTCTAAGTTTCAAACTGTCTATTGTTGAACATATGGCATTTATTCCTTTTGATTTAACTTTTTCAACTGCTTTTTTAGATGGATCTATACCTACAATATTATTAAAACCATTTTCTTTAAAAAGTGTTAAAAGTCCGCCTGTTGAACATCCTATATCTAATATTCTTGAGTCTTTATTTTTAAGTCTTATATAATCAAATATCTTTTGATTATGTTCTTGATTTGTATAATCAACATCATACTTTGACATGTTTTTATAATACTTGTTAAACTTTCTCTGACTTGGTAGATTATCAGCATAACCAAAACCGCAATCACTGCAAACTACAACATCATAACTTTTGATTATTGATATTTTGTTTTCTACAAAGTTTTGAGAATACATTATTTTCTTGTACTTGCTTCCACAAATTTGACACTTTCTAGTCATAAATACACCTTTTCCATAATATTTTTACATAAATTATCTTCGTCGTGCATTCTGTATTTAATAATATTGCATTCTTTACATGTTTTATTTTTATTTGAGTTAATTAATTTTTTTCTAAAGTTGTTTAATTTTTTACCATTCCATACATCATAAAATGATTCGCTTTTCAGATTACCAATTATTTCTGGATATTCAAAAGAATAACAAGGAACAACAGCCATGTCTGGATTTATCTGTAAATGAAAAAATGGTTGTGGACAAATATTCACTTCCTTTAATTCGTGTCCAAATTGAGTTGTATCACGTTCTTTTAATTCCACACCTTGATGTATAGGTACAGTAGTTTCAATTGCTATATAGTCGCAAATATCACCAAATAATGTGTAGAAATTCTTTT